TTACATCCACATAATTTGCTGCCCTGACGGCAACGGGTGCGGCCTTACGGCGTGGACTTCTCCCGGCTTCACGATGTATCTCTGTACCGACTCATAGGTGATGAACGTGGCGCTGCAATTCACGTTCTGACACTGGTGATAACGCTCTTTTGTCGTGTCAGTGATATAGCGGCTTGTACGCGCATGTGCGGCATGCTGGCATAAAGGACAATGAAACATCGCGAGCACCTCTTCCGGTTTTGTTGATAGTGCCATTTTAGTTAATTTATCCTTATAAAACAAACAGATAAACAAAAGACATCACTCATAATCTTCTGTTTCGTACTCCACATCAGAAAGCCTGACCTCAAGCTCTAAGGACGTCGTGAAGCCGCTATTATTCAGAAAATGTGTCACCTTAGTGATTGTCCAGTCCTGCTCGTCTATGACGCGCTTAAAGCCTGACACTTTAACCGGTGTTTCCGTGTAAATATCTGCCCGACCGGTAGCCAGGCTGATGGAGAACTCCGCCACACCCCGTTGCAGTTTATCCCACTTCGCCTGAGCGGCGCGCATGGCCTGCGCTTTCGTGGCATATACCGTAGTCAGGGCAAAAACGTTGTCAGCCTCACCGGCCATGTATTCACCTTCGCGCGCTTCCGGTGCTTTTGGCGCTTTCTTCTGCGTGACTGGTTTCGCTTTCGGGTGCTCCAGTGCGCGCAGGTGTTTTTCTTTCTTTTTGCGTTTCAGTTTTACCTTCTGCTTTTGCGGCTTCGGGTCTTTGGTGTGAAGCCACTTTGCCGTTACGCCGGTATAGGCTCCACGGTCAGCAATCGCAAAATGGTGGCGGTCGCCGTCGCTGCGGGTTATGGTGACCTGCGGGATTTTTTTACCGCTGGCCGTCACCCCCTGCCCCGCTTTGAGAAACAACAGTTTTCCCATTTTTACCGAGACCTCACCGCCGTTGCGTTCTGCAAGACGGGTCAGGAATTTCGCATCAGACTCCTGCGACTGGTCGATGTGCGGAATTTTAATTCCGGCCAGTGACGGAGCGACACTGGCTTCCAGCCTGTTACGGGAGGCTATCGCCTCAACAATCGCACCGAGCGTGGTGTCATGCCATGAGCCTTCCCGGCGGGAATTGAGCGTCCCGCGAAAATCTGCACTCCGGGCACGGATGGTGACCACATCCGGCGCCCCCCGGTGTTCAACCTCATCAACGGTAAATTTCCCTTTGCATACCAGGGCAAAACCTTTCCAGCCGATATACACCGTCAGGACAGCGCCACGAACCGGCAGTTCGACCTGCCCGTCGGCGTCGTTCAGTTCAATATCAAGCTGGTCAGCCTCAAAGCCCCGGTTATCCGTCAGGGTCATGCTCATCAGACGGTCGCTGATATTGCCGGTAATATCCCTGCTGTCGAGCATCAGCATGTAATCCGGCGTCAGCGTACTGCCTGCATCAAATGTCAGTGCATCCAGCATTATCCCTCCCCCGTCATACCCGTGAATCTGGTCGCCATACTGCCAGCTTTACCGATGAGCGATTCCGCCTGTTTACCGATATCGCCATAAAGCGCGGCCAGTGATTCATCCACGCGGGTGAGTGACAGCGTAAAATCAATTTTCCGGGGTGTGCCGTCTGCAAAGAAAATACTCCCTGTTTCACTCACCCTGCTGATGACATACATGCCGTAAATCATGCCTGTGCCATCCAGCAACGGCCACGCCCGGCCTTCCTCTGCCATCAGCCTGAGCGTGGTCATCGTCAGCTTTCCGCCGGTCAGTTCGGGATAAAGCACACCGGCAAGCGTGATGTTTTCCTCGCCAACACCGAGAAACTGAAAGGCATCCCGTTTACCGATACGGGAATTTGACGGCCAGCGATAATCTGATTCACGCTGCATGGTCTGGTGTGGCAGCGTCTGGCGCATAAAAACAAACATACCTAACGCGAGCATCATTTTTCGTCACCTCCTTAACCGTCATGCATCATGCTGGCACGGGCGCGCGCACGTTTATCCCGCTCGTATTTTTCGAGCGCATCCTGTAACTGGCGGTCGAGCTGAGTCCCCGGCGCAGTACCGCCCGTCAGACTGATGTGATATTCGTTTTTACTCTGGTCCACATAAGAGCGGCCAGCCGGTGCCGTAACCGGCTGATAAGCCTGATAGCCTGCATAAGAGCTGGTCGCCGGAATATAACCACCGGTGCCATACGTGGCGGCATGAGTTCTGGCGGCGGTCTGGTCAAGTGTGTCTGACTCTTTGTTGATAACACCGAGTTTTTCCAGTACCCAGTCAATACCGCTGCGCAGTTTGTTGAACGCATTAAGCGGCAGCATCAGCGCGTCAGCCAGTGCCTGCCCGAACATGACGCCCGTGTCACGGCAACGGTTCAGGGTGTCCTGGGTGGCTTTGACCGGGGCAATCAGTTTTTTAAACCACTGCCACGCGGCCTGTAACTTTTCGCCCAGCCAGTCAAACACCGGTTTCAGTGGCGTGAACAGCTCCCCCACCGGCGCAAATGCCGCTTTCAGCCCTTCCACCACACCGCCAAAGAATGCGCTGACAGGCTCCCAGTATTTACGGATAAGCAACGCCCCGGCGACAATGGCGGCCACCACGGCCACAACCGGCCAGCTAATCGCTCCGATGGCGGTCATAACAGCACTGCCAACCGTCGTGAAGATTGCCCCCATTGCGCCTGCTGCCGCGATGATGGCATTGATGCCGGTGATAACCGGCCAGGCTACGAGGCCAATGGCACCGATGACACCAATCAGTGCCAGTGCACCACCGACAATGATGCCGATGGTTGACGCCAGTGATTTGTTTTTCTGGATCCAGCCGTCGAGTTTTAACACATACTTTGTGGACGTCTGCGTGAGCTTACGCAGTGCGCCTTCCTGCTGGTCAAACAGGTCAGTCCCCACCGCCTCATAAGCGGACTGAAACTCTTTAAAGTCACCGCCGAGGTTGTCCTGCATGATATTTACCAGCTCGGCGGTCTTCCCGTCTGAGGCTTTAAACGCAGCGGTCAGTTTGTCCAGCTTTCCGGTTGAGGCGGCAGTCATCAGCACGGCGGCGGCTGAGCTGGCCTCCTCCCCGAAAATGGTTTTCATGTATTCAGCCTGCTGGGCAGTACCGAGCCGGTTTTTCTCAAAACTGGCCTGCATTTCTTTCAGAATGGTAAATACTGGTCGGGTATTCCCCTTACTGTCTGAGGTTTTTACGCCAAGCTCTTTGAGTGCATCCCATGCTTTTCCCGTTGGTGCCTGCAGGCGACTTAACACGGCACGGCTTCCCGTCCCCGCCATTGAGCCTGTGATTTTTGCATCATGCAGCGCCCCGACCATTGCGGCGGTTTCTTCAATGCTGACACCGGCATTTTTTGCCACAGGTGCGGCATAGGTCAGCGCATCGCTCATGCCGTCAAAATCGGCGGCGGTTTTGTTCATCGTCATGGAGAGAACATCCCCGATATGAGCGACCTTATCGTTTGAAAGCTGAAAGGCGGATTTCATCCCCATCAACAGGGCGGCGTTTTCTTCCATCGTGCGACGGTTCGCCAGCGCCATATTCAGCGTGACCGGCGTTGCCGCCTGAATGGCATCAACATCCCCACCGGCTTTTGCAATGATAATCTGCGCACCGGCTGCATCATCCGCCGAGGCGGCGGTGTTGTCGCCGAGCTGGCGCGCCTGTTTGCGGAGCGCGGCCATTTCGGCGGAGTCTTTTGCCACTCCGAGCACAGCCTGTAATTCTGAGTTTTTCTGCGCAAACTCATAACCGGGCATCAGCAGCTTAACTCCGGCCATCGTTCCCGCCGCCGCAATCCCCACACCGGCAGCGCCCACTGAGGCCATATTTCCGGCCAGTTCCTTGCCGGCCTGATAACGCTGTTTGACTGCGTTAAGTTTTGCCTGTTGCGCACTGACACGCGCCAGCGCGTCACGCTGCCGGTTAAGCTGTGCGGTGGTTTCACTGATACGGTTTTTCAACCCTCGTTCATCATGCGCCAGATTACGGGTATTAATACCCGCCTGACTCAATTCCTGACGCTGGCGCTGTACCGACAATCTCAGGCTGTTATATTTCGCCTGTAACTCAGACGCATTTTTACGCGCGGCTTCCATTGCCTTTGCCTGTGCATTTGTCGGTCGTTCAGTATTTTTAAACTGGACAGCCAGAGCTGCGGCTTCCTGTCTGGCTTTTTTCAGTTCCTGACCAGTCACGGCGAGCTGTGCACTGGTCTTGCGAAATCCCTCAATACGGGATGCGTGACCATTCAGCTCGCGCAGTGATTTTTGTGTGTCCCGGATATCCCCCGACAGCGACTTACTCGCTGTACGGATGGATTTAAACGGTCGGGATGCCTGGTCAACAGCCCTGAGCAATACCTGTAATTTTACATTGTTACTCATTCGTGTTTCCGCTTCGCCGGAGCGCCTTTTCGCGCCATGTGATGAGTTCGGTCAGGCTCATGGAATACAGTTCTGATGGCGGCCAGTGAAATATCACTGCCACATCCGCCATCAGGTCATCGACCGACAGATTTTTCGGAAACGTCACTGCACCGAGTTCGGCGACAAAAAACCGACCACCTTACCGGCCAGCGCCACAAGGTCAGGCAGTTCCAGCGCGGCGACTTCCTGCTCGGTCAGCATCGGTGCCGTCATGCGCGGCAGCACTTTAATCAGTGCATCGACTTCGGAGTTTGCGACCGCAGCCAGACTGACACCGCGCAGCGTCCCGGCATTGGGTTTCATCAGCGTGACCTGTTCGATAACCTGCTCACCACGCTTGACCGGATTGTCCAGGGTAATCACATTTTCTTTGTTCATGGTTTTCTCACTTCTGAATCAGGGTTAACCGGTCAGCCAGGCTGACCGGATGAAAATCACAGGCCGATATTTCGGCGGTGTTGCTCCAGCCGGTCGACGCCGTTCACCTTCTCAATCATGTTGATGGTGTCGATTTCGACCAGCTCCTTACCGCCCATCGTCAGCCGGAAATAGGTGCAGACCACAGAGATTTTCGACTCGGTGTCTTCTCCCTGTTTACCCTCGCCGGTGTCGATTTCTTTCTGACGTCCACGCATGACCACCTCGACGGCCACCGTTTCGCCGGTATCGTCGCGCTGGTAAGAGCCTGCAAAACGAATCGGCACGGCATCCACACCGGTTGCTGCGTAAAGCTCCCAGATAACCGAATCCGGGAAACCACCGAGCGACCACTCCATTGACAGGGCATCGTCATCAAGGCCGAGGTCTACCGGTGCGCTGCCGTTCATCCCCGCACCGCGATAGTTTTCGAGCTTACGGGTCAGTTTTGGCAGCGTGACGGACTTTGCAACGCCCTGATAGCTGTAGCCGTTCAGAAAGACGTTCATTAACTTGAGTTTGCGCGGCATTGCCATCGGTCAGGCTCCTTAATTGCTGTTAACCGAGGTGACCAGATTTGCCAGATATTTATCGGTGATACGCTGGCGCAGGGTCAGGTTTTCAAGAGGAGGCACCGGGGTATAGTCGTAGTCGATATACAGTTTTCCGGCCTTGAGGGTTTCCGCATCGTTGGATTCTTCGCTGAACCAGCAGGTCGCATCCACGATATAGCCGTTTGTTTTCAGCTCACGGAATTTGGCATTGATGCCGTCAACGATGTCGCGAATCAGCGTTGCAGTGATGGGCTTGTCCACCGCCCACATGTGCGCCTCAGCCATCGTGTCGGCCAGCACCTGCGCGGTGCGGGTGTAGTTTTCAAAGAGGAACAGCGGGTCATCAGAGCAGGTACGGTTACCCCAGAAGCGGAAACCGTCACGGCGAATCAGCGTTGTGACACCTGACTCGTTCAACAGGTCAGCATCGGTGCCGGACTCCTGCAAATCCCAGAATACAGAGGCACTGATGCCGGTAACACCGTTTACCCCGACGTTGGACAGCGTTTTATGCCAGCCCTGCTCCTGGTCGATTTTAGCGCGCAGGCCCAGCGCACGGGCGGTGGCATACGCGGTGGCGGTGGTACTGGCGACCGTATCCCATGCGAGGAAATCCGGCCAGATGACCATCAGCTCACGCTGGCTGAAATTCTGGCGGTAGGCTTTCACCTCAGAAATGGTTTTACAGCCCCATGCGCTGATATACCCGAAAGCGCGCAGCTTCTGACAGACTGATGCCAGTGCAACAGCCACCTCTTTGGTATCCAGCCCCGGCACACCAAGAATACGCGGTTTAACACCGGTTACCGACTCCGCCGCCAGCAGGGCTTTCAGTCCGGTGTACTGACCGTTTTCGTCGGTGGTTCCGATGATATTGGAAACAGTCTGCGCGAGTTTCGTTTCTTCGTCTTCGCCGGTGCCGTCTTCCACACGCACGACAACGGTGACCGGTTTTGACTGGTCGGCGATGGCCTGCAACGATGCCGCCAGCGTGCCTTTTTTACCGGCCTTTGCAATTGCGCTCTGCACATTGGTAATCAGCACCGGTTTATTGAGGGGGAAGATTTCCGCATCCGCATCGCTGGCCGTGCAGACCATGCCGACAATGGCGGTGGATACGGTGGAAATGACGCGGGTGCCGTCGTTAATCTCCAGCACCTGCACGCCGTGATGATAGTCACTCATCCGTTTAACTCCGTGGTTAATGGGTGCAACTATTTTCTATTGGGCAGTGCCTGAGACGCTATTTGACCTGTCTGGTCAGTGGATGAAACAACAGATAAAGAAAAGGCGGGCAATTCGCCCGCCTGTCCTGACTTGCACTCACTCATTTTCCGACTGACAATTTACATAGCCCAAACGCTATCAAATCTGATAGTCTGCTTTGAGCGAATAGCGGGCTTAAATTAATTACCAGCCCTGACAAGAAGAATCCTTAGTTAAGGTTTATTTTTGCCATCAAATCTTGATGCAATTTTCCCAAAGAGTTCAATAAATCGCGAGTCAATTTTATCTACATCAAGATGCGACAAATCTGACGCCCCTGAAGTATTCCAATGTTGAAATACTTCTTTTAATTCAGATTGAGATATTTGCGTAGAGAAAACGCGCATATAAAATTTCCCGAAAGAAATGGCGTGCAGACGATCGGCGTTCTTCAAAGCTTCTAATTGATGAGTTTTCGCCATTAAAAATGAATATCTTGCCAAGCCCAAAAGTAACGCAACAACCGTTACGCCCTTAATGGCATCGAAAACCAGTCTAGTGGTATCAAGAGGTGATTGTACAAATGAACGCTCAGCCAAATACCAAAGAATAAATACGAAAATGACAGAAAGTATTAATGCCGCATATCCAGCAAAATGCCATCTTGACGATAATTGGCGACCAGCTTTTTCGCGCGCCTTAAGATCCTCAATTGTTTCGCTTATGTAATCGGCTGATTCATCTTTAAGAACTTGTGCTCGAATTTCTTTTATCTCTTCCTGAGCTAGTCGGGCACCTTCGAAGCGGCTGATAGCATTCACAATTTCATGTACGAGGTATGTCATATCATCAGAGCGTGCGAATAATGCTTGGAAGGCCCCAAGATCGCTATCATTAAGCACTTCTTTATCCAGCACCACTGGCAAAATAAGTTTATCCCGATTGCTATGAGCTACATAGGATATAGCGCCAGTAACCTCTGCATTAAAATAATAAGACTTATCGCTATGTTCAGTAACAAGTGCGATAAATACATCCGCATTTTTTAAATGCTTCAGTATATCTTCTTGCCAATGAGCCCCAAGCTGAATCGATTGTTGATCCAAAAACACCTTGTACTCATGTCGATTTAGTTCTTCGGTTAGTTTTTTTGCAATTAAAAAGTCTTCTCTGGCATAGGATATAAATATACTGGTCATGACATCTCAACTTTTATCGTCATCATTACGACATCTATATTAAATTTCCTATCTCATAACTGTCGTGGAGATAGGAAATAATGATCACTATAGAATACATATTACCAAATGTTAAAAGGTTTTAAAATGATTATTCTTTAGAGGCTACGATGATACATAGGTGGTTAAGTTGAACTCAGGAAAACCAAAGTTGCCAAGCATACGAACGTCCGCTCCTGGCACAGAGCGGACTCTCAGATTAGGCTTTACTCTGTGCCATAGATATGTAAGCTCACACCAGAGCTCATACAACTTATTGCGGCATTTCCGGCCATTCAGGATTTGCAGGATCCACACGACTGACCAGAACACTGTAGCGTTCCCATGCCTCCAGTCGACTGCGCTCCTCATCTGTTGCCATATTCAGCCTAACAGCGCGCTCCAGCGGCAAAATCACGGATTCAGCATCTGCAAGAAGTCTGGCTTTCCGATTTTCTGCCTGCTGCTGCAATTCCTCTGCCGTATAAATTCGTTTAATCACTGTACCGTCCTTAAACATCCAGTTCCCTGAAATGTCCGCCCGTCGGTTAGCAGTAATATCCGGCACTTCAACAACACTTAATCCATCCGGTCTGATAGCTGTCACATCCTTTTCCACATAGCGGATAATATTATCTTTGTCGTACGCTATTTTTATCGTGTCATCAGCAAAATACTTTTGTTCTTCGTACCAGTTCTTACCATCTTCTGAAAAAAACCAGACAACATCAAAGTCCTTTGTCAATTGATATTGTTCAACCGTTTTTGGATTACCTGCCATTATATTTATCAAATGCTGCATAAATTATACCTGCGCCACGTTATACCAAGTCCCGTTAATGTATTTCTGCACCGGTCTGTAATATACGCCACCAATGTTATCGGCAGAGTTTGAGCCGGTATCCTGAACAATAATGCCGGAATATACACACCCGGACGGTGCCTGATGTGTCCATGTCATGCCATTGTTCGCAGGTTTGTATGTGGCAGCACCACCAAGCCGGATATCCCGGACATAGCGTGAATCAAAATTACTATAGTTAGATGGTGATACCTGCCCGTTAACAGCAAAAGTGATGCTGTTATCTGTATTTCTCTGACTGTAAAAATGCCAGCCTGCATCATCACCTAATTCAGCCACCACAGGACGACTTGAGTTTCCCCACAAATTGAATGCGGCTTCCTTCGTGGATGTATTGCTGCTGCTGACCGTGAACTTTTTCCCGCTACCGGCACGTACTTTGGTACTTGAGGCAATATCACCAGTAACACTCAGGCCATGCCCCATTGACACTCCGCCATTAGCGTTATTGATAGTCAGCGGCCTTAAACCGTTCCATGTCCCAAATTTATCACCAGAGGCCGTCAGCATTAAATATGTGCTGCCACCATCATTCCTGATAAAGAATCCATAATTGCCATAAGCAATGCGCAGACCATTAGCACTGAGTGATGTAATTTCACCTCTAGAACGGAGACCATAAGCGGAGCTGAGTGATAATTCTTCCTGAGCGTCATAGTTTCCTGTCGCCCAGCGAATTACCCCGCCCTGCACTGTTTCATGCCAGATAGTGTCTCCTTCTCCACCACGAAACTTTCTGAGATATTTTTTGCCGCCTCTGGTGCCTGAACATAAGGCCGTAGACATATAGGCATTCTGGCTTCCGCCATCCTGATTAATCGTTCCGGTCATTGCGTCGCCCTGACGATTCCAGTCACGACGCCAGCCGGGGGAGTAGCCGTCCCCATGATTAATGTAAGTGAATTGCGCGCTGGTTGTACCGCCACCGCTTGATGTTGTCGGCGTGGTCACTCGAATAGTGATTGCAGATTTTGTTCCCATGACCTCGACGACACAACCAGCCAGGTGGATATCACCACATCCGGTATCCGTAATGATTTTGTTATTTGCATATGACCAGGAGCCTTTGCACATCCAGTACGGATGATTAAATGCACCACGGGAATCCAGCCATTCAATAAACTGAGCGGTTGTCCAGTTTCCGGCTTCAGTGCTCAAAGCGCCGCTATAAGCACGACAGGCACCGATATTTTTCGTGAAGGTATCCTTTCCCGGAATATCCGCACCATTCTGATCTTTCTGAAGACGTTTTTCAGCATTGTCATAGGCAGACTTCACCGCTTTTGGTGTTGCGGCCAGTGTTTCAGAATCACTGTTGGTGGCGCTACTTAGCTGGACAAGACCTTTTCGCGCGGTGGTGGCATCCTGTGCAGTGTATTTCCCGTTAGCAAGGTCATACGCTGTCTTAACCGCCTTTGGCGTTGCGGCCAGCGTTTCAGAATCGCTGTTGGTGGCGCTACTTAGCTGGACAAGACCTTTTCGCGCGGTGGTGGCATCCTGTGCGGTATATTTCCCGTTAGCGAGGTCATATGCTGCCTTTACCGCCTTTGGCGTTGCCGCAAGCGTTTCAGAATCGCTATTGGTGGCGCTACTGAGCTGGACAAGACCTTTTCGCGCTGTGGTGGCATCCTGCGCGGTATATTTCCCGTTAGCAAGATCATAAGCGGCCTTAACCGCTTTCGGCGTTGCGGCCAGTGTTTCAGACGTGCTGTTGGTCGCACTGCTTAACTGAGTAAAACCTTTTGCGGTTAGCGAGGCGTCCGGGTGACGTCGTGACTGTTCGTGCTCTGCAATTTTGTCATCAACGTAATCCTGCGTCGCCATCACCGTTGTGGTGTCAATGGTCAGCGCCACTGAGGCCACACTGCTGACGATGATGACCATGCGGCAGGTCTGCGAACGCCCTGAGCCTTCGGCAAGGGCAGGCTTATAACTTTCGGCCATGTTCGCCACAGCAATTAACGTTCCCGCATCATCGTACAGGCCAAGCTCACGCATCCAGAAACCGCCCACCTCCGGCGGAATAACCAGCTCTGCGATAATATAATTACTGTTTCGTTTGTCCTGGCTGATTTTGTTCAGCGCATGTCGCCAGACTTCATGGATAAGCCCGGTCTGTCCGGCATCCGGGACAGGCAATTTACCACCGCCATCCCCGACGGCCATCGTGGTAATGTTGACCTTCCGCCCTCCCGGTGCGGTTGCCGCTGCCAGCTTTGCTGCACCGGCAGTGGTGATAACGGTTTTGAATTTTGTGCTCATTATTCCTCACTTATCCGGGGTAAACCGTAATTACATCGCCGTCATAAGCCACACCACCGGCGAACAGGTAGCCGGGAATGTCCCGGGTAATGTTCAGACCAATAAGGTGACGGCTTGCAGGTTTGGCATCAGCAATCAGCCGTTCCATTTCCTGATACATTGCCTCTGTGATACCGCTTTCCAGTACACCAATATCGAGCCGGAAAGTGCCGGGCGGGTCACTGTTTTCCCACCACTCCGTCACGTTGATGAGATAGCCGAGCGGCTCCACCACACGCCGGATTGCGCCGATAGTGCCTTTATGACAGTGGATGAAATAGGCATCGCGGATAACGGCGCGTTTTGTCGCTTCCGGCCACTTTTCATCCCACCTGTCGACCGAAAACGCCCACGCCAGCCACGGCAGCAAATTTGCCGGGCAGGTGTCCGGGTTCCACAGCTCACGAATCCTGAGCGGCGTTTTTTCAATTTCCGCACAGGCTTTTGCGGCAGCAACTTCAAGCGGTGATGAGCCGGTCGGCAGCAGTCGCGAATCACTCATCCGAGCCTCCGGTCACGACGCGGTATTCGGTACAGAAAGACGCCTGCGTACTGTTGAGCACGATGTCGGCCAGTGGTGCGGCCAACTCGACACGCTGCACGCCTTCCACATGCAAAGCGGCATAAATGGCAGACAGACGGATGTCGCGCCCCAGCCGGTGCTGTGCCGTGATGTACGCTTCCAGTTTTTTCACGGCGGCAGCGCGTATGGGTTCGCTTTCGGGACCAGGGTAAAGGTAAAGCGTGGCGTTTATCTGGTATTCAACGATGGCGGCAGACTGCACGGTCACACGGTCGGCCACCGGCCTGACGTCCTCGCCATTAAGGGCGTTACGCACCACGGCCAGCAGGTCTTCGGATGCGACGCCGTTATTTTCACGTGACAGCACAGAGATAGTGACGCAGGCCGGAGACGGACTGGTGACAGAGATATCCGCGACACGCCCGTCGGCACTGCGGCCATGATACTGATAGGCACCCACCGACCCGGCGACGCTTAAACCTTCAAACGCCTGCTGAATACGCAGCCGATAATCGGTGTCAGATTCCATCACTGCCGGTGTCGGCGGGATGGTCGAATCATCTGCCGGGGTGATAATCAGACGTGTGGTGTTGTAATTGGCACCAATCACATCAAGGTCATTACCGGCAGCACAGGCCAGCATCACCGCCCGTGCAGCCTCATTCACACGCTGACGCCAGATAAGCTCACGATAAGCATTTTCCTCCAGCAGTTTGACGAGAGGCTCAGATTCCAGCGTCAGGGTACGGGCAACCGCCTCCTGCTGGTCTTCCGGGTAAAGGGAAATCAGTGTCGCCTTGCGTTCGGCAAGAATGGTTTCAAAGTCCAGCTCCTCTACCACATCCGGTGCGGGTAGCTGGTTCAGGTCGATAATCGGCATGGTTTCAACTCACAGGGATGGTTAACGAAAGTGGCTGGCCGGTGTCGTTGTGCTGACCGGTTAACGTGACCGTCATTCGCCCGTCAAAACTGCGCGCCGTGGTGACGGATGACAGGGTGACGCGGGGTTCCCATTTCAGCACTGCCATGTAACAGGCTACCTTAATCTGCAACTCAAGCGCCGGAGTCTGCGGCTGGTCAATCATTGACGCCAGCAACGAGCCGTAATCACGACGCATCACCCGCGAGCCGACCGGTGTGCGCAGGATATCGCCGATACTCTGGCTGATATGCTCAAGGTCAGTGACAGTCAGGCCATCACTGCGATTCATTCCGAGATAACGCGCTGTCATAGAGGACTCCCGGTTGTGCCGCCGCTGTCGCCGGGGTGTTTATGGGTATGCAGTACCTTCCCGTTTGATGAGAGTTCACCGCCGGTGTGTTCAATGTTGCCACGCATCGTCCCGCCCTTCTGTACTTCCAGCGTGCCGGTAATCAGCCTGTTGGTGCAGACCACCTCCGGTGTGTCCAGGGTGATGCGGGTTGACGCTTTCACCATGACCACCGGCACCGTGGCAGTAACAGAATCAGAAGCCGTCACGCTGGCCGTTTTAATTCCGCTTACCGTGAGTGCACTGGTTTCGGGTTCATACTCAATCACCGCCCCGTCAGGGAAACGGATATGCAGGGCATCAGACGACGCAGACGGCGCTGGGTTATCGCCGGAATAAATCCCCGGCAGAACGAACGCCGTGTCGAGTTCACCGCCCACGGCCAGAATCAGCACCTGTTCCCCCACGGAAGGTGCCCACCATGTGCGCGAACGCCCAGCGCGATGGGTCAGCCACTGAAGCCAGTCGGTGCACATGCCGCCGGTCTGCACACGGCAGCGACCGGCATTAAGGTCGGTTTCGACGATAATGCCAGTGCGAATCATATTGCGTATAAAGCGAAGAATTTCATTGTATTGTGCATTCATTCGATAATAATGATTCTGTACAATCTCGAAGTAAATCACACCACGATTTCTGGTGCACAGAACAACAAGGGACAACAAAATCCATTATGAGTACTTACTTTTTCTCGTCAGAAACAATGAAAGAATTGTTCAAAGATTATCTGGTCTTTTTGAACACGCTGACTCCCAGCACAAACTTTGAATCAAACAGAAACAAAATAATTGCTCAAGCAATAAACTTCATTTCCGAAAACCCTGAAGATTGGGACAAAAAATCCCAGTACAACATTGCTATGATTGGCGACACCTTTAAAAGTTTCTTAAGAGAAAAGGGGGAAGATAACAACAGCATCAACCTTATATTCACTTGCTTTTTTAGATTTATCATTGAACCAAGCATTCTCTCTCCGGAAATAGAGTCTCACTTTTCACCACTAAGAACCATCAAGGATTTTGCTCTGTATAACTATAATGAATTCGATGAGCGGAGCAGAGCACAGATAGACTTTTCTCTTAGAGAACTGCCATTAGCAATGGTTAAAGAAGTTTTAAGCTCCAGCAATGTTGACACATATAAAAAATACATTGATAGTTTAAACGAAGGGCGTCAATTTTTCGAAAAGTGCGACTCCTTCTTAAAGGAGCAACATGCCAAAATAGAGTCAATTAAAGAGTCATTAAAAGGGTATGAGGTCGCATTTAATTTTGTTGGATTGTTTGATGGCTTTAATTCACTTGGCAAAAAGAAAGAAAGTGAAATCATGCTATCAAGAATAATTCTTATCATCTTGGCTATAATCATTCCCTCCCCGCTGATATACTATGGAATGCATAAATTACCAACTCTCGAAACGACAAATGCTGCCACATATTTTATGTCAGCACTACCTTTTGCATCAGTTACATTGATTTTTATGTATTACTTTAGAGTTGTACTGATAAATCATATATCGTTACGAACTCAGATTATGCAAATAGAACTCAGAAAGAGCCTTTGTCAGTTCATTCAGAGTTATAGCGACTATTCCTCAGAGATAAGGAAAAACAATCCGGAAGCGCTTTCAAAATTTGAAGACGTAGTATTTTCAAACATCATGCTATCCGATGATAAGATACCATCTACATTTGATGGTATTGAACAAATAGCATCGTTAATCAACGCATTGAAAAATGGCAAGTAATGATAAAAGGCCAATAACTGGCCTTTTATTTATTAACGTAAAGATTCAAAATAAATCATACTAAATCAAATAATTTCATTCTTATATTCTCAGATCAATAAAGCTAGCGATTCAGGTGAGCCAGAATAATCTCTTCAATCATCTGCACATCCTCACCGGTAAAGCCGAGCAGAGGACGCGCCGGATAATCAATTTTCTTACCGTCTTTCCGGTTTTCTTCCGACAGACCGAACTGATGCACGCAGGCGATTTTCGGTGACTTCCCGCCGTAAAATTCCATTGATGCCTGCTCCGGGCTGGCGCGGATATGCAAAAAACGACTGGTGATAAGTTTCGCAAACATTTTTCGCTTAACACGACCGGTCTTTTTTCTGGCGCTCTGCTGCTGGCGTGGCGCGTAGGGTGTGCCGTCCGGGGCTTTCTGTGCCATCACCCGACGCTGCTGACTCTGCCGCAGACGTTTCGCCAGTTCGGCGCTCAGTCGCCGACGCCCTGACGGTGACAGCGATTCAATAAGTCCGGTCAGCCGGTCTTCAAAACGCTTAAACTCATTCATCCCACTTGCTCACGAGTTCGCCATTGATATACAGCTCCATCGGGCGGGTGACCGGCTCCGGCGGCGGAGGTTCCGGGATATTCTTCACATGCAGTGCGCCGCCAACCTCACTGACCAGCGTGCGCTCGGTCAGCATCAGGCTGATACTGATATCAAAGCTGCTGTCATTGTTGATGTCTGCATAAAACGTGAAGCCCTTTTTCTGGCCTTCGTCGGTGGTCATGATGTCGGGCTGATTTTCCCGCAGCCACGCCAGCACCGGCACAATGAGCAGGTCAAAATCACCGGTAAAGTCGGTCACAATCACATTGAGCGTGTAACGCTTTTCGAATGACAGCGACGTCGCCAGTGTGGAGGCAATACTCCCGTTATCCACGAATATCCGCAGCATATCGGGGTTAGTTTTCAGCACCGTGACGGCATCAGTCAGCGCCCTGCGCAGGCTGTCGGGTTTGAGCATCGTTTTCGTCCTGACAGTGTTTAATCATTTTTACCTGGCTGGCACAGCGTGCCAGCGCGTTCTCAAGCTGCCGGATATCAGCACTTAAATCGCCATTCGTCTCCGGGTCACTGCCCGGCATCGGGCAAAGGCTCACTTTCGGACAGGCGTTGTGAACAATCACTGGCGTCGGCGCAGGCCGGGCGCTGGTGCAACCGGCGCACAGCATCAGGCAGGCCAGCGCCGTACCAGCGGCGAAAATCTTCGTTTTCATTCAGTAACCTCGTGATGGTTTTCTCGCGCTGTGCTTCACGCTTCGCGGCGTTCTCCAGTTCCTGACGCAGTGCCACCTGCGCCAGCTCGTTTTTGTCTGCTCTGGTGAGGGCAACATGAAGCTGGTTTTTCAGTATGGTGATGGTCGTCTGCTGCCCGCTGGCGACGCTGTTCGCCCTGTCCAGTGAGGTGCGCAGGCTGGCGTTTTCATGCTTCGCCAGAAACAGCCCCGCCACCGCCAGCGATAACAACACGACCAGCACAATCATCAGCTTTGACATGGTTCCCGCCCCTCAAGACGCTGACGACAGGCTTTACGTATCAGCCGGAAAAACAGCGACGTCACAAGATAAATCAGCGCGGTAAAAATCCACCCGGCAGCGACCAGCGAGATAAACGTCGCCACCATCACCACCAGAGCCGCCGCCCGTCTGCGCCACGGCACCGGCTGCAAAAACAGCGCCGTGACAATCTTCACGGCCAGCGATTCCGGCGGCAGCTCCCGCCCGTAGCGTTCCAGCACATACTCAGTGGCATACACGCCGACACCACCGGCAACCACACAGATAACCGTCGCCAGAATCGCCCAGGTGGCGACAAAACTGACGGCCACGCTCTGCGGGTAAATCAGGGACAGTGCCAGCATCAGCGCCAGCGACACGTTCAGCATCAGTGAAAGGGATAATTTCTTCATGGTGTTTACTCCGTTTAAGCCGGTACGCCGCCAGCGGTACGCCAGACGGTGACCAGTTTTTCCAGTGAATGCTCACGCTGACCGTAACCGGCTCCCGGCAGGGACGCCCAGATATTGCGACAGCGTGAAATGGCGCGCTCAATGCGTCCCGCCCGGATGTCATCCAGTGCACCGCGTTCGCGGATCAACTGAATGGCGAGCCTGTCCTGTGACAACGGACTGAAATCCGGCAGGGCAAGCTGTTTGCGGTAGTGCGGCCAGAACAGGTAAAGCTGCTGATAGCGACCGGAGGCCGTGGACTTTTCACCGCGACGGTTAAATACCTTCGCCGGTCGGCCATGCGCGAACGGGTGGTCACTGTAGTCGGTGAAAATTTCCGGCTTCCCGTCCAGTCCGGTGACTATCACGTCATAGCCCCGGTTTTTCGTCAGCGGATGATTCGCCGTCCCTTCGGACACGGCCAGCATGTCGAGAAAGGCGGCGATATTCTGATGTGTTTTAATTACCGGCATTACTGTTTCCCCCTGCCCTTAAAGCGGCGCTGAATGGCAATCTCAATCACCTGATAACCGGCGATACCCAGCATGGAGCCAATGCCGCACACCGCAGGCAGTGACAGGTCAGGAAACTGCACCAGAACAACACCGGCAACCATTGAGACAAAACCACCGAGCAACATGCGCCCGATAAACAGACGCGGGGTGATGGGTTCACCACCGGCAAGCACCTTGCCGACAACAATCAGCACCCCAATCATGAAAAGCGACAGGACGCTTTTTTCTTCTGCTGTCATGCGTTACTCCCACAGATTGACAGTTTCAGCCACGGGCGCGGTCTGAACGTCGGGCAGTTCGACGGCGGTGCCGTGTGGCAGCACCGCACCCAGTTCAGCCAGTCCCGGATTTGCGGCGAGCACGGCCTCGACCACGCCCTCAGTGCGCCCGTAATACCGGACACAAATGGCGTCGAGCGTGTCGCCCTGTAGCGCAAAGGTCTTCATCAGATTTGACTCACGATGCAGCGCGGCTTGTCCTGGATGCGCGCCACTGCCCAGCGCATATCCCGCCACAGTTCATCGATGGTGCTGTCAATGCTGTCAGCCTTCTTGTCGCCTTTCGCACTGGCATCCACACCGCGATAACGCTCATAAAGCGACGCGGTCGCCATCGCACACACGGCGCGCTCGTAGTAAAAAACTTTGATGCTTTCACCGTCGATGTCGTCCGCCGGGACGTCCGCCAGACGCGTAAAACCGGCAGCAATTTTCTGTTCGCGGTACTCGTACAGCTCCGCATTCGTTTCAGCCATGCCTGACTTGATGGCCTCACGCAGACGGGCGGGGGCGACGGTCTGCTCAAGGCGCATACGTTCCCGGACGCGCTTCGGGTCGATATCGGGAAAAAAGAACGTGTTTTTAATCACCGGCTCGTCGCCTGCCGGTTGCGGGATGACCACCGTACCCTCACCAGACACGGGAGCCTCCTTTCGCGGAATAATCAGCGTCATCATGACTACCTCTGAAAAGTCGGGCGGTGGACGCCGGTACAGTGTCAGGTGATTCACCCTCACAGACCGGCGTGCCGCCCTGGCGCGGGGCGCATTCGGTTGTTAACTGGCTTTCTTTTTCGGGCGTCCACGTTTTGCCGGTGTCGCACTCCGGGTCTTACGCGTGGCACTGGTGGCCGCTTTGGGCTGCGGCTCCGGCTTCGGTTTCAGCTCCCGCTCCAGTCGTTCAATCTCTTTTTTGACGCCTGCCTGACAGTCGAGCTGTGTCGCACGTTGCAGGTGAGCCAGCGCACCGGCGGCATCACCAGCGTCACGCAGAAACAGACCGGTGATTTTGTGCAGCTTTGCGCGCACTTCATCAGGCATGTCTGCCGTGGCGGTCAGTGCAAGGGTCTCCGTCAGCAGGCGGGTATCCACAGACTCACCGGCAGCGTGGGCGCGCATGGCCGCGAGCGCCACCTCCTCGGTGAACATGTACGGCGGGGTGCGGCGGTGTTTACCCGGCATGGTCAGACCGTACTTCAGGGCATAACGGGCAATCTCCAGCGCACCGGCAATATCGCCGGTATCCAGACGCCACAGCATGACCGTCATCAGAATGTCATCCTGTGCACCTTTGCCCTGCTCCAGCACACCGTTCACCCACGGCAACCAGAACGGCAGCAGTTCGCGTTTTTTCGCGGCCTTCAGCTCTTTTGAATAAATCGCTTTCAGTGTGCGCTGGTCTGCGGCCAGCTTGACCAGCATCTGCTCATAGACAGTTGCATGTCGCAGCGGGGCGGCGTCCCGCTGCGCGGTCATCGCTGCCGAGACCCGCATCATGTGGCGCTGTGCGGGACTCATCATCGGTTACGCTCCCGGCTCTGCGGTCACTTTAGTCGGTGTGGAGAAGTCACCGACCTTAATTTTTTCCACCAGACAACCGGCGGCGTAGTCTTCCACCACGTAATCAATGTTCATTGACTCGTAGTTCTCCACGCGGTCGAGTTTCGGGTTTTCCACAATCACGCGGCGATGGCTGTCATCCATGTAGTAGATGGACAGGTTTTCCAGCTTCGTGATGAGCATCGCATCCGCCGGGAAGTACGGGACGCGTACCGCCGGCAGGTTACCGATGCGTTTCTGGCTGATGATGACGTCAGCGGCCAGCATTTCGCTGTTGTCCTGCTCCTTGTTAACGATGGGGAAATACTTGTCCGCCAGTAGCTGACGCCCCACAATCACCACAAGGTCAGGGTCTTCCTGATACCACGGCTCAATCAGGTTGTTGGTCGCATCCATCACCAGTGCATCGAGGCTGGCATAATCACCGCCCTTACCCACGCGGATGACCTCAGAGGTCGTGTGACCTTCCTCGTCAGTAACCTTGCTCATCACGCGCGCCGGGGCTTCATTGCGGTATTTCTGCAGCCAGCCGACCGCCACATCCTGCAGCATCGGGTTACTGCTGCGGTCAGAGGTTTCGGCACGCCTCACGCCGTTAAAACCGGCCATGATTAAATCAAGGGACTGGCGTTTGATAATGGCATTACGGACACGGAGCTGGAAATCCTGATAACGCGCCCACAGGTCCAGCGTTTTGTAGCGGATATAAAAATCGAAGTTAATCTGGTCGCATTCGTACTTGTTTGACGCCAGCTTCGAGAAGTCCTTCGGCTGACGCTCGGTGCCACCGGCGGTGTCGGTGGTGCTGGCGATGGAGCCGGTGACACCGATGCCAATTTTTTCCCCTTTCATTTCGCTGACCGGCACAATGTTGATGCGGGTCAGAAAATCAGAGGACTCCTGCATGGTGTTCATCAGGGTCTGGGTGACCGACGGTTCAACGGTGAATTTTTTCGACACATCACCGGCGTCGATGCCGTTCAGTTCGGCAACACGGGACAGATAGGCATTAAATTTAAAGCGGGTTTCCTGGCGCATAGTTTTTCCTGAAATTAAGGGTTAATCGTGAAGGTTTTCCCGGACTGACTGACGCCGGTCAGCAGTTCGTCATCAGGGCGTCACCGCCACCGCCGGTGGCTTTGCTGCGGCGCTGCTGGGTCAGACTTTCGGTGTGGTCGAGACTGTTTTTCAGGCGGGTGAATGCCTGACTGGTTTCATCCGCCCTGTCAGTCACATCCTGCTTAAGTGCGGAAAAGGCAGTTTCCATCTCAGCGAGGCGCTGCTCAGTGGCGCTCAGTTTTTCCTGCACATGTTCAGCGACAGCGGTCACCGCTTCATGCACGTCATTCAGACGGGCGTCATCGCTGGCCTGTTTGCGGCCAAAAATGGATTTCACCTTTTCGGTCAGGGCGGTGAACACGGTTTCAGGCAGGTCTTCAAATTCCAGCTCAACGGGCGTTGCCACTGAAATCAGATTTTCAGGGCTTAATTTGAAGCGGTTCAGGGGGTTGTGTTTTGCCGTGCGGCAGAATTCCAGGTATTCCGTGCCGAGGCTTGCCGGGTCATCGGTGACAGCCAGCCCCACCAGATAACATTTGCCGGTATTGGCAAAGTTCGGCTGAATTTCCATTGAGGTGTAGACCTTCTGCGCGGCCTTGTTCATCGCGATAAGGTCATCGGTCGGGGTGATTTTCGCAAACAGCGCCCATTTGCCTTTCAGCGCCGAATCGTCATCAATCTTTTCGGCCTTCAGTTCGGCCACATCGCCATAACGTTTAAAAATACCGTCAGGCAGGATGCCGCGCAGATGTTCCAGGTTAATGCGGCAACCATAGACACGCGGGTCAAAGGTTTCCGCCATTTCCTGAATATCCTGCGCACTGATGACACGCCCGTCACAGGTGTCACCCTCAACGCCGATACGAAAGAATTTTGAGACTTTTTTTGCCATTGTCAGGAGTCCTGAATAGTGATTAGAGGAGTCACATGTCGGCATCAGTTTCCCGACGATGCGCATCCTCCGCCATCAGTCCCGGATGGCTTATCGCTGACACAACAGCACCTTAGCGAATCGCGGGGCGCGACTCAGTAGCCTTGCCGTGTATTCATCACGGCGAGGTATTCATGACCATCACCACAGACACCACTCTTTTACACGACCCGCGTCGTCAGGCGGCGCTGCTGTACTGGCAGGGGTTTTCCGTGCCGCAGATTGCCGCCATGTTGCAGATGAAACGCCCGACGGTGCAGAGCTGGAAACAGCGCGACGGCTGGGACAGCGTTGCCCCCATCAGCCGTGTCGAAATGAGCCTGGAAGCGCGGCTGACCCAGCTCATCATCAAACCGCAGAAAACCGGCGGTGACTTCAAGGAAATTGACCTGCTCGGACGCCAGATTGAACGACTGGCACGGGTAAACCGCTACAGTCAGACCGGCAACGAGGCAGACCTTAATCCGAACGTCGCTAACCGCAACAAAGGCGAGCGTCGCAAACCGAAAAAGAATTTTTTCAGTGACGAAGCCATCGAAAAGCTGGAGCAGATTTTCTTTGAGCAGTCTTTCGACTATCAGTTGCACTGGTATCGCGCCGGGCTTGAGCACCGCATCCGCGATATACTGAAATCCCGCCAGATTGGCGCAACGTTTTATTTTTCCCGCGAGGCGCTGCTGCGCGCCCTGAAAACCGGCCATAACCAGATTTTTCTGTCGGCCAGTAAAACGCAGGCGTATGTGTTCCGCGAATACATCATCGCCTTTGCCCGTCTGGTTGACGTTGACCTGACCGGTGACCCGATTGTCCTGGGCAATAACGGCGCAAAACTAATTTTTCTCGGCACCAACTCCAACACCGCGCAGAGCCATAACGGCGACCTGTACGTCGACGAGATTTTCTGGATCCCGAATTTTCAGGTACTGCGTAAGGTGGCATCAGGTATGGCCTCACAGAGTCACCTGCGCTCGACCTATTTCTCCACCCCGTCCACGCTGGCGCACGACGCCTACCCGTTCTGGTCAGGTGAACTGTTCAACCGGGGACGCGCCAGCGCCGCCGAACGCGTGGAAATCGACGTCAGTCATAACGCCCTTGCCGGTGGTCTTCTCTGTGCGGACGGCCAGTGGCGGCAGATTGTCACCATTGAGGATGCCCTGAAAGGTGGCTGCACACTGTTCGACATTGAGCAGCTCAAACGTGAAAACAGCGCCGACGATTTTAAAAACCTGTTCATGTGTGAATTTGTTGACGACAAGGCGTCGGTGTTCCCGTTCGAGGAGCTGCAACGCTGCATGGTCGACACGCTGGAAGAATGGGAAGACTATGCGCCGTTTGCCGCCAATCCGTTCGGCTCACGTCCGGTATGGATTGGTTACGACCCGTCACACCGTGGCGACAGTGCCGGATGCGTGGTGCTGGCACCGCCGGTGGTGGCCGGTGGCAAATTCAGAATACTTGAGCGTCACCAGTGGAAAGGCATGGACTTTGCCACCCAGGCTGAATCCATCCGCAAACTCACCGAAAAATACAACGTCGAATACATCGGAATTGATGCCACCGGCCTCGGTGTCGGCGTGTTCCAGCTCGTTCGCTCGTTCTATCCCGCCGCGCGCGATATCCGCTACACGCCGGAAATGAAAACCGCAATGGTGCTCAAGGCAAAAGACGTTATTCGCCGTGGCTGTCTGGAATATGACGTCAGCGCCACCGACATCACCAGCTCGTTTATGGCTATCCGCAAGACCATGACCAGCAGCGGACGCAGCGCCACCTATGAGGCCAGCCGCAGCGAGGAAGCCAGCCACGCCGACCTCGCCTGGGCGACCATGCACGCCCTGTTAAATGAGCCACTCACCGCCGGTATCAGCACCCCGCTGACATCCACCATTCTGGAGTTTTACTGATGAGCAAGAAAAAAGGGAAAACACCGCAACCTGCGGCAAAAAAAATGACCGCCAGCACCCCGAAAATGGAGGCATTCACCTTTGGCGAGCCGGTGCCGGTACTCGACCGCCGTGACATTCTGGATTACGTCGAATGCATCAGTAACGGCAGATGGTATGAGCCACCGGTCAGCTTTACCGGTCTGGCAAAAAGCCTGCGTGCTGCCGTGCATCACAGCTCACCGATTTACGTCAAACGCAATATTCTGGCGTCGACATTTATCCCGCATCCGTGGCTTTCCCAGCAGGATTTCAGCCGCTTTGTGCTGGATTTTCTGGTGTTCGGTAATGCGTTTCTGGAAAAGCGTTACAGCACCACCGGTAAAGTTATCAGGCTGGAAACCTCACCGGCAAAATATACCCGCCGTGGTGTGGAAGAGGATGTTTACTGGTGGGTGCCGTCCTTCAACGAGCCGACAGCCTTCGCGCCCGGCTCCGTGTTTCACCTGCTGGAGCCGGATATTAATCAGGAACTGTACGGCCTGCCGGAATATCTCAGCGCCCTTAACTCTGCCTGGCTGAATGAGTCGGCCACGCTGTTCCGCCGCAAGTATTACGAAAATGGCGCACATGCCGGATACATCATGTACGTCACTGATGCCGTGCAGGACCGCAACGATATCGAAATGCTTCGCGAAAACATGGTCAAGTCGAAAGGCCGCAACAACTTTAAAAATCTGTTTCTCTATGCCCCACAGGGAAAAGCCGACGGCATTAAAATTATCCCGCTCAGTGAAGTGGCGACGAAGGACGATTTTTTTAATATCAAAAAAGCCAGCGCGGAAGATCTAATGAGTGCCCATCGAGTCCCCCCGCAAATGATGGGGATGATGCCTAATAATGCGGGAGGATTTGGCGATGTAGTTAAAGCGGCTAAAGTTTTTGTCAGGAATGAGTTAGGGCATCTACAATCGCGAATGAAGGAATTGAACTCATGGATAGGTGAAACAGTTATAACATTTAACAATTACTCGTTATAAACCCTGCAGGCTTTGGCTCACCAAAGCCTGTAAGATCAAGCAGATAGGCAAAACGTTTCTGTTTGCCCCAAGTGTTCAAACACAGTAATCGATGTTACTTTTCCGGCACTTATTTTGTTAAGGAACTTCAATATTTGTTGAGGCTCCTCCATGACTGCTGTTTTCTTGATTATAAATCCCTCAAGATTTTTCAAGCTGTATCGCTGACTTGAGTTCTCAAGAGCAGCAATCATTGCCGAACTGCGCATATCTCTATGTCCACTAGCTCTACAAACGACAGCATAATTTAAATTAAGCTCTACAAAATTTTGCCTTGTCAACTCTGGAAGGTGTTTACATACAAAATGAAATAAAGTCGTAACACCTTCATGTATTTTCAACCTTATATCATCCTTTTGTGAACGTCCTTCTTTAAATTCAATGAAGTACAATTTATCTTCATATAAAAATAAAGCATCCGGTGATTTTTCTTTAAACTCACGCTTATAAACAGGCGAGCAATTTAACACCGTATCATAGTTAAAGCCCTTCGAATCACAAATAATAAAATTCCGAGCCCCTGCATCATTGTAGCTTAATCCGGTTACATCAACCATTGAATCAGGGTATACTTCACACAGTTTTCTAAAAACAAGTTCCTCATTAGAAATCATCCAAATACTCCTGATTCAATTCTTTTAATGGTGATGCCAAAAGATTAATTGCATATGCAACATTATCAGTAATATCAACAAAAGATGTAAACTCTTCCCCAGGGAATCGCTCGCTTATATAGAACCGATTTTCAATCCCAATTTTATCGCTATAATGTTTAAGAGCATCAATAATATACGGGCTATGTGTTGTAATTATTATATCAACCCCCATAGACACTAACTCACAAATAATCTCAGCATAGAAAACCTGCCATTTTGGATGTAAGTTCACCTCTGGCTCATCAATAATCAGTAACGAGTTATCTACTGCTGCCCCGCACTTAACAAGCATATCAAGAATACCTAAAGACTTTATTCCTGACGCAATATTACCCGATGTGACTTTATAGCCTTGCTTCTCTAGAAAAAAATCATTCTTTTCAATATCATAAACCACTTCACCACAGAAAGTAGCATTGATTTTGTTAGATATACGCAGTGACTCTTTTAAAAATGAGCCATCATCAAAAATATCCGAATGCACAAATAAATTATAAACTGAATCGCTTAATTTTATTGATAGATCTTTCACATGCAATGGAACAGTTAGACGTCCTGATTCACCATTACTATCAAATAAAGTTTTAGCAAAACGAACCAAATTATGAAATTGCATAATACTTGGAGAGTCAACATAGGTTGCGTCGACATATCCTAAGCCATCAGTATAATCAAATTGTGATATACCATCTTTAGTCCATTTAATATCAATTAACTGACTAACACCATCAACAACTTCCAGAGATGCTTTAACTGGATTTTGATTACCCTTCTGAATAATTTCGCCTCTAAATTCAGAGTAAAAGGCCTTACGCAGAGCACGGTTGATAGCAGATAGCTCATCATCTGGCTCAAGCATTATATCTCTGATTTTTCTTATATCAGAGAGTACAGAATCAGCCATCAATTCTGGAAGAAGCCCTTCCTCAATCAAATTATATAGATAACTCTCTCTCTCAGCCAAAGTTTTAGAGATATCTATTTTTAGAGAGGCATAAAACTTTCTTGGATTGAATAACTCTCTAATTTCCGGCGTAGCAGCAATATTAATCCTCCTACGCAGATTAAAATATATTTTCTCTACGATAGATGTAATTCTATCCTCTTTGTCTTCTTCTAAATCCTCTTGATAACGAGATATCGCCTTTACCATTGAAAACAATATTTTCCCTACGGTACTCTTCCCCGTATCATTTTCACCAGTTATGACAGTTAAACCACCAACTGAAACATCAGCTTCTGCAATAGTTCCAAAATTATTAATTTTTATACGCATAAACTATCTCACTGTACGCCAGATATCCAACCTTATGAATACTTTAGCATATTTCCAAAAAGATGACACTGGTGGTTGCAGGCCTCGCGCGCAGTGCTTTCCCCGCCTCGCCCGCCCGCTTCACGGGGCGGTTTTAATGCAGTTGCATAGATACTATGGATCCGCACCAGTCCTGACCGCACGCAGCCTGAACGGACATCCCCAGCGCATGCAAAAACATTCACTGGTTGCATGCATAGCTTTTTAAGTACGCCATACCGCAACTGTACATTTTTAAGCAATTGGCAACTTTAAAAAATTTACATTGCTTTCAAGACCTTATCATCCGTAGTCTCTGTTTTTTACTTTGAGCTACATCAATAAAATCTCAAACATGTTTAATGCAAAGCCCTTGTTACACAACATAGAATGTATGTCTAGAAACAACGACATACTATATGTTGTGTTTTTCCGGCTCTCTGTTCGGTGATATGCCAAATCACTTTGCGTTTAAACAGAGCATTATTTCAGGGCAAGACTTCGCTCAAAAGTCATTCCACCTAAGAAGCGCATATACCGGTGGAAGTTGCCCTCTACTTACAGGAGGCAATATGAAGAAATGCTATTACTGCATTCTCGTTCTGGCCCTCTTTGGCTATCCAAACGGTAGTCCGAGTGGTTTGTCAGTAAACGTCAGTAATATCAATGTCAGCATTATGCTTTAATATGCTTCAAACAAAAAAACCACCTGCCAGGGTGGTTTTTTTGCGCCCATCATCAATACGATGAAAGACTGACAAGACTTCGCTCAAGACGAATTATGCGTCGACATAAGGTTACCCGCAATGATTTTATTAGACTAAATGGATGGCCTTTTATGACCCGGATCAAACGGCTGTCCTTACCGACATGCTAGTCACTCAATAGCATTTAGCCTTCTAATTCAGCATGCTATTGACCTTCTGCTGCCCCATAACTGCTCCGCATAAGCCATTCAATGCCATATCAAATCACGTTGTGTTTTTACTCAAATGGGTAACGAGAACCCCGGCCACTCATCAGCAACCGGATACGTGAATTTTTTCCCGTCATAATTTACGGTCGCGCCACGCGCCAGCGCCTCAAGCTCCCATCGTTGCGGCCTGATACCGTTCTGAGCGAGGTCAACGCGGATACGGGTAATTTGCAATCGTTCAGACCTGGTCAGTCTGGCAGATGGTGCAATTTCATGCGGTTTTAACGGGATTCCGTTTCTTTGCTGACGATTTGGTGTTCTCAGTCCGTGTTTTAATGCGCCCCTGAGCACCATCACTACCTCCGGGTCACTCCATTCGATAACACCGTCATCTACCAGATTAAGCACTGCTGCGGCGTGCTCAGAAGGTGTGGGAGCCGGTAACGAAGTATCACCACCGGTGAGCTTTCCACAGTTATTGACAGGACTCCGAGGCGCGGCGATGCCGCTTTTTAAAGTCAAAGGCTCAACGACCGGCACTTTCGGAACAATGCGCCAGTCCGTCGTTCTGGTGATATGAATATGACGCGCGCCGAGATGCGGCGCGTAAATGCCGACCACTCTCTCGACTTCTTCCTCGTACTCGTTAACTTCATCCGACGGACTACGGGCAACCCTGACAGTCTGACAATCGCGCGGGACATTTGCCCCACCCTGCGCGCTGATATACAGCGCAAAATCACCACTGTCTGCGGCGGCGCGTGCAGCCTCGACGCGCTCGTCAAACTCATCAGCAATGCTGACGCCGCGAGGCAATTTGCGTAGTTCACGGTAAGCCCCCATTGTCGGCAGGCCAACCGTTTTAAATTGCGGAATGCGCCACGTTGACGCCCATGCGGTAACAGCCGCGGCAGTATCTTTCAGCGGTCTGCCGGTATCGTTATCGAGCTGCCCATCCAGTGCATAGCCGTCGATATTTTTTGAGATGTATTTCGCGATATATCCCGCAGCACCGCCCCGGTTAAGGTGTTTTGCCTGAAAACGGTTTCGCGCGGCTCCTCTTTCGTCACCATCCTCTTTGAGCGCATAGCGACGCATGATTTCGATAATCTGGTTACGCTGGCGTGGATTACAAAAAAGCATCATATGCCAGTGCGGCGTTCCGTCGTGGTGTGGCTCGACGACACGCAAACCGTAGACCTGTAAATCATTATCCTTGAATGCCGTGCGCATCAGGCTCCAGATACGGCAGAGATAACGCTGCGCATCCTTTGGATTAAATGCCTCATCGTTCCAACCGTGATTAAGCTGCACGGTTTTACTTTCGCCTTTTCCGACCTGACGTGTCGGGTGATACTTTGACGGCGCGGTCAGCGTGATAAACATCCCCACATCACCCTCTGCAGCGGCGTAACGCTCAATACCGGCAATGGTGTTCATCAGCTCCATCCGGCGAATTTCAGGATTAGAAATACTGCCCATCACCTTACTGATAAGGTCGATGCGCTCGCCGGTTTCCCTGTTTTCAAGGTCACACGATTTAAGAAACTCCAGATTTGCCTGGCGGCGCGCACGCACATCACGAATGGCATGTTTACTGGCATAAGGTGAACGGTCTTTATTGACCTCCCCGACAGCAATCAGTAACGCCTCATGCCAGCGCATACGCTGGCCTTTAAGCTGATGGGTCCACCACTCATCGTTAAACAGGCGGGCAATGGCAGAATATGCCTGCCTCGTGGTCATCTGTCCTTTACGGTATTTTTTCCAGTAAAGCGGGGAAATATTGAAAGCACGTGCAGCGCCAGCAACATGACCATAGAGGTGATCCTGTGCCTCATCCGTAAACAGCGATTCTTTTTCGCCATGTGCATCCACCCAGGCATCGCTGAGTTCCTCATACATCATGAAAAGCTGCGATGAGATACGGGCGGCAAACTTTTTCAGCTCCTTGTCATTCATTCCCGGCAGGCGCGCATAGTGGTCACGCTCTGCCAGAAACAGCAACGACGCGTCGGTGTTCATTTCATGGCGCTGATTCACACGCTCAATGCGCGGCCATAAACGACGCTGAAAAGTGGATGTGAGGAAATAAAACCCGTGCACCGGGCTTTTATTGCGCCGGATGTAGTCATAGCGTGAAGTAAACAGCGAACGCAAAAAGTAAGGCAGGCGGTTAATCGTGGATAAAACACCTTGCACCTGACGCATCTCGTCACGTGTAAGAGATCTTTCGCGTCCTATTGCTTCATTTGGTTTGTTCCAGGAGTAAGCATAAATCGTCATGCGAAAGCTAACTCCATTTGTGATGGAGCAAGGCTATTTGATGCCCATTCAGCAATCGATGGAGGAAAAACCGACTCCACAGAATTTTTCAGAATTGCACACCGTCCTTTAAGGATGAACGCCTTCAACTCCTTCTCAGAAAGTTTTTGTGTATAGTCTGCCTCGCTGATTGCCCTTGTCAGTTCGGGATATTTGATAAGATATTTTGGTACGTTACAGGCAAGGTTAGTGCTGTCTGCTGTATGCAGCGGATAATTACCGAGAATGCGCCCATCAAGCATGCGCAGACCATGAATGCGGGTACTAAAACCATATTTAAGATAAATGGTTTCAAATGCATCCTGCATCCGGCTATGCCAGAGTGCAGTTCTGACAGTGGCGTAATCGCCAGAAGAACCAAAACAAACACGAGGCCATTCCCGGCAAAGTTCGACAAGGCGTTGCAAGGATTCATGCAGATGCCAGACTGGAGTAGCTTTTTCTCTAAAACAACGAGGCAACGCTTTAATCAGCGCATCGTTGTCCGCCTCATCCCCGTCCACCACATCAGGTATGACAAAGAAAGCCAGTTTGGGATGATAATAATGAGGGGCAATCCACTGATAAAACTTCTGCCAGTCGATAACAAGGCCACTTTTCCATGCTGAAAAAGCCCCATTATCAATCGCCACGGACTTAGCATGTTTAAATGAGGCAACGAGTTGGTCAGGCCGGGCATAGGAAACAAATGCCCCTGCACCACTCACAGCAATACGATGAACATTTCCTGCATCACCCCACACAGGAGTTCCGTGGTAATGAACAACGTTATTCACGACCTGTCCCCTGCTTATTGGCTGAACTTATGGTTAAATGCAGTCAGACATTGCTGACTAATTTGCTCAACCTGCGCGTTTAAATCAGCAAAAGACTTTGCGCTTCCGGTCAGAATATCGTGATGCATCAGGCCGGAAACGAGCTGGCTTAATTTCGGGTAATAACCAACCACCGCCAGCCATTCCTGACCGGCGTTTTTACCGCTTTCCGCTCTCTTTTTCTCGTGGAGAATAAACTGAAAGCTGTCACTGGTAACGACATAACGTTCGCCAATTTCGATACGAATACTCATGCCATTCTCCGGTAATGCTTGTTTTTTGCTTCAAAGACTGACTGGCAGGAAACACAACGCGTGGCTGACGGATAAGCCGCACGACGGGCAGCAGGTATTGGCGCATCACACTCTTCGCAAACCAGCGCAGAAGCACAGCAATGTTTTACCCTTGCCGCGTTAATCTGGCGCTCCAGTAATTCAGCCTGTTGTTCCTGAATAAAATCTACGTTGTCCGGCATTACCAGTTCCTTTTGTCGTTCAGTTTCTTAAATTCATCAGCGCAATAACTGGCGATTTCTGTCGTTAATTTTGTCAGCTCATCCACGGATGAAATTTGCTTATGAAATACAGCGCGTTTAACAAGTAAATTGACCACATCAGACAGGAGATTTAATTTATCCGCATAAATGGCTATAGTTGATTCCACCATATCCCCAGTGTTTTTATCGCGTTTAATATCAGCTAGCGACAAATCACCATTTTTCATGACTGAAATCTTCAGCCAGTTATTAAGCAATATATTTTTCATTCGCTATATGCCCTCTCCGCAGAATCAATCATTTCCCGGCCATTATCGGTAATACAGAAACCTTCTCTTGATTTGGTCACAAGCCCCCATTTCCCCATTGCTATAAATGCTTTTTCCACACGACTAGGACAGGAGCGGAAGACATCGCTTGAAGGATGTAGTGGAGTCTTGTCATCTAATTTTTTAAGTAATGAAAGTTGATAATCTGTTAAGCGTTTCCTGAACCATTTTGTATTTGTCATCTCCAACTTCCCTGTTATTTATTGAGTCCTAGATTATGGAATTTGGCAGACTCCTGACTGAGCAACTCGACTATCTCCACGCGGGATAACTCCGCCTTTGTGATGTGGCGAATCATGGCATCAAGATGAGACGAAAAGCGCGTTGCTGCATCGACCTGTGCTTCGGTTCTGGCCTGTTGCAGCATTAATGCGTATTTACCGCACTGATTTTCAGAAACTGTATGCATGACTTTCTCCAGGCAAAAAGAAGCCCCGCACGATTAAGTGCGTTAAAAACTTTGGTTAATTACTTAATGCAGATATTGCTCTGGTTTTACCGACGTCAGAATTGTCGGTGCATATTCAAACAGACTGAATAATTCACGTAATGCACGGAATAAAGCATCACGCCAGTAACATGACTCTTCATTAATTCGCCAGTATGGCTGATTAAATTCTTTTTCTGTCAGTCGTGCGTGCATAAATAAAGTACGGCGCTGACTGACAGTTAAAAAGCTAATATATGCATACTCACTTGCACCGACCTGACGGCGTTTTGAGAATGCCCCACGCAATTCATCAATTGCACAAACCAGCCGTTCACGTTCGACGTCGTTCATTTCTTCAAAACGCATCGTTGCATGACGCTGTTTTAACTGTGCATGGAAGCAAACCGTTAGCCGTTCGCGCTCCATCATCTGATTATAATAATCACATGTCTCCTGCCAGCGAGGGACGGCAAGATGCTTACCAATTATCCGGCGCATAGTTGCTGGTTGTTTTTCAACGAGATTGAGCGTCATCACTGTCATTTCCATACCCTCCGGCTTTTCAGAAAGGTCAGAGCCTTTTTTAACGGACTCTGTTTTTTGGTGCGGATAATGATTCCCTTACGCCCCTTACCGTGGGTAATGGTGAAGTCAATCGCCCTGGGGCTTTCGTTACGCAATAACTGAGCAATACAACGAGGCTCGTTCATCCTTTCCACCTTAAGCCGCACGGCCATGTCTTGATTTGCTGTAACTAATGCGATTTTTCCAGTCATGCCATTCTGTCGGAGCTTCATCAACTAGTTGGGCTGCGTACTTGTCCCACTCACGGCGATTAATCCATAACTCAGCATGACCGCCCGGCTTTAATGGGTCCGTCATATAAAAGGCTGGTAACTTGCCTGCTTTCGCCATTTCAGCAACAGCACGAGGCGTCTTACCGATGTAAAGAGCAAATCCCTCTTTCGAGAGCAAATCCGACGGTGCGGCTGCAAGTTTGATGTCACATTTTTTACTTTTTGTGAGATCAGATACTTTTTCTCCAACATCGTTATTCATTTCTGATCCAATACTCATTTTGATATCCTCAACTTTGGTGCCATTCAACCAGAGCTATTTGAAGCCGCTCTGCGTTGTTCTGGTGTGTCGCATACAACATAAATTACGAGATACGACAATTCATGTCAAATACACAAATCACATCTCAAGCAGAGAAACTCGCACTTATTCGGGAGTCAGAAAGAATGACAAGGAAGCAAGTTGCTGAATTAACTGGAATTAACTACAACACCTATGCTGGATATGAGCAGGGAAAAGTAAAGATGTCTTTTGACGCAGGCATGAAATTTTTCAAGCCTGAAAGATTTCGCAAGTACCGTGACTGGTTCATGTTTGATGAAACTGATCCCGCTGGCGGACAAATAGCCCCGGCGCTCGCGCACATTGGGCAAGACTCAACAACCTTGCACCACTCAGACCAAAAGACTGGCTGACGATTTATTCAGCATATGTATGCAGTAAATGTACGAAAGAAAATTGCATTAATTTTCAAGTAGTAGAAGTAAACAGCGTCATCGGAGGGCTTTATGTCTATTAAAAAGCTCGATGATGGTCGTTATGAAGTGGACGTCAGACCGCAGGGTGCAGATGGAAAACGTATCAGGCGGAAATTTAAAACTAAAGGTGAAGCTCAAGCATTCGAACGTCATGTACTGGTTAACTACCACAACAAAGAGTGGCTGGAGAAGCCAGCCGACCGCCGAACTCTTACAGAGTTGTTAGGCAGATGGTGGATATATCACGGAAAATCACATGAGCGTGGAGATATTGAACGGGGGCGTTTGACGACAATAATCGCCAAATTTGCAGAAATGGGAGTGTCCAGAGCTGACCAGCTAACAAAGAAAACGATAACTGATTATCGCGTTGTAATGATGAACGATGGTCTAAAACCAGCCAGCGTAAATCGGCATCTGGCAATAATGAGCGGGATGTTCACCAAGTTAATTGACGCCGGTGAATACCATTCTCACAACCCGTTCCGTGAGGTTAAGCGATTACGTGAAGCTGTTACAGAAATGGCTTTTTTGTCCAGTGAAGAGATTACACGGCTGTTATCCATGCTCGATGGTGATGAATTAAATGCGACTCTGGTCTGCCTTTCTACTGGTGGACGCTGGAGTGAAGTGTCTAATTTAAAAGCTGAACACATCATTAACCAGATGGTTACGTTTATGAAAACTAAAAACGGAAAGCGCAGGACAATTCCCGTTTCGCAGGACCTGATTAAACGGATCAAGACCAAAAATTCAGGCAGGCTTTTTAATGCCAGTTACTACAAAGTGCGCAACGCTCTCAGGGAAGTAAAACCCGATTTACCTGACGGACAGGCAGTGCATGTTTTGAGGCATACATTTGCCACACATTTTATAATGAATGGAGGTAACATAATCACATTGCAGCGCATCCTGGGTCATTCTAACATTCAGCAAACTATGACCTACGCACACTTTGCACCGGATTTCTTACAAGATGCAGTGACTCTTAACCCGGTGTCAGGAATGTCCATAATGCGTCCATAA